TAATAGCCAAGTACTAAACAGAAATTATTATCTCCAAGATGAAATCGAGATTGTTGTTAAAGAGATGGCTGAACAGGTTGCTGCACGTATTCGTAGACACCACTGCCAAACACAATGTATCCATCTCTATATTGGAACAGCTTTTGGAGAGACACAACAGGGATTCTCTAGACAAATGACGGTCCCACCTACTGACAATACGAGGAAGCTAGTTGAACATTGCCTTTTTTTATTTCGTAAATATTATACTGGCCAAGTAGTCCGTCATGTAGGCATCACCTATTCAAAGTTAATTTACACATCAAGTATTCAGCTTGATTTATTTGCTGATGCTGAGGATCAGATAAAGCAAATGAAGCTAGACAAGATCATTGATAAGATAAGAGAAAAGTATGGATTTACTTCTATTGTTCATGCTAATAGCAAACTTGAAGGCGCTCGTGCGATTGCTCGGAGCAAATTGGTGGGCGGTCATGCCGGCGGCATGGATGGAATTTCGAATGAAGGGACTGATAAAAATAAACATCATAAGTCAGTATGAGCAGGGGTATATCTCCTATTCGGAGTTTCTAGAAGAGTTTCCAGATTCGATTTCTGAGTCACAAGAGTGCCTTTACGGTACAAAATGCGTAGAGTTTTATGTAGGTATGACTTTAGGGCAAACTGATTTTAATTACTATGTACAAGACTATGGAGGAGATCAACGTGAAGTCATTGAAAGGTGTAGTTTCGAAGATACGAGTGTTGAAAATGTCGGGGACCCCTTTAGTCCGTTTCTCTCTTGACGGTACGAATTGTCTAATTGCAGCACATAGTTTGAACTTCTTGGCAGATGTGGACGAAGGAATGCAGATAGTAGTTGCTGGTGAGTTTAACGATCGTAAGCAATTTGTTGTGAAGAAGTATTCAGTGATTGGCAAAACGAAGATTATGATTGAATTTGAAAATTTGATTTTTCAAAGTAGTTGACAATTTATAGTTTAATGGTATATTTAAAATAAATATGCCAACGCTCTCACTCCTTTAAGGCAGATACGTTCTGAGGTGAGGGCTTTTTTTATTTCAAGGAGGCTACTGTTTTGGAAATTTCGCCTGAACCTTTATCATACAAAAAGCAATTAGAAAAACTCCAAAGTAGAGGTATGACGTTCGATAATTGGGAATTTGCAGAATCTATGATTCAACAGATAGGATACTATAGAATTAAAGAAGCTGCTTATCCATTAGCAAGAGTTATTAATCGCGAATTAATTTATGATGGAATTAGTTTCAGAGACGTTATTACAAGATATCTACAAGATAAAAATTTACGTGTCTATTTACTACACTCAATCGAAGAAATAGAAGTTTCTATAAAGACAAAATTCTCTAACACATTAGGGTTTCAAGGACCATTTACATATTTAGATTTTTCTTCTTGGTGTAATAGAGAAGAATACTGTAAGCACTATTTAAATGACCAGCAGAAAAACTTTCTTTTTAGATTAAAAAATAAAATGAAAACATCTAATTCACGGGACATTAGAGATAAAAGAAATCTCAACGAAAAAAATCTTCCTACAATATGGTTAGCCACTGATATTCTAACATTTGGTGATATTCTTCACTTGTTAGAATTAATGTCTAATAGCAATCTAAAGAGAATCGCAGATTGTTATGAGTGTACACCGAAAGAATTTCTTTCTTGGATAAAGTGTTTGAAATTCGTTCGAAATATTTGCGCTCACAACGCAAATATTATTGATATCAAACTCAACACAACCCCGACTATTATTGAAGAGTGGCGACCTCTACTATTTCAATTTTCTGATGGAAAATATACTGATAGAATTGCGGTTATTTTGTGCATAATAAACAGAATGATGTTGAAAGTTAATCCTAATTATAACTTCAATAAGATATATTCTCCCGTTTCCACAATAATATCTAGAAATGATAACATAGCCAAAACGTTAGGTTTTAAAAATCATAATTGTCTTAGTGAATTATTTCCAAAAAGTCCTAAGATAACTAACCGTCCAAATAAACGAGGATTTACCAAATGAACAATGCGCTTACAAGTGAAGATAAAGAGATATTAATGTCTTTAGAAAGAGTTGTTGATATAACTAGAGATGCGCTGAATAAGGATGCGATTGATGCTGCATTCTTCTGTAGTTTATCTATCCCTGATATCATGGGGCAATTTTGTTATAACGATTTAAGAGAGCAAACAAATAAAAAGAAAAATGTTGTGGGTCAAAGATATATACGTTGGTATAATGAATATGTTTATACCTATGAAAATTCTTTTCTAAATCAAAAGGATAACGACCATATATTTCAAAATATAAATCAAATAGACGGAAAAATATTATATGCAATTCGTTGTAAACTTTTCCATCAAGGTAGTATATTACATGACGATGTTATAGATAAAATTCGGATAAAATATTCCGAATTAATTGGAGATAATGAAAAAGATCTAAAATTAGATATTTCCTTTGATTCCCTAGGTACATCCTATGGTTACTCTACAACAAATTACGACAACTTAATAACTATTAAAATTAATATTAGTAAAAAAGATATGGCAAAAACATTAATGATACATGGAACTCATCAATTAAAAAAATACCGAAAAGCCCCCCTACTCGATTCTAAGTAAGAGGGTCTTTTTTATTTCAGTTGAAGATCCATTATTTCCCTATCTATGCGTTATTGATTTGCTAGACCCATTAACGTAATAAGTAGGAAGAAGCCAAAGCTAATAATTGATACGAGTACCATAACCCCAAAAATGATTTTTTGATAGTTACTCTTCACATTATAAAGACTATAATAACAACCAACTATTGATAAAACGGGAATTCCTAAAAAAAGAATTAATGTTGACGCAAGATTGTTTTGTACAACCCGATCCATAAAATTAGTTAGGGTCATAAAAGATTGATGAAACACAGACATTTTACCAAAGGTACCATAGCCTAGATGCAGCCAAATCAATAATAGAAAAGGAACTATTCCTACCATTTTTTTCATAGTTAATACCTCCCTATATAAGTTGGTTTATAACTATTCGAAAAGGTTGTTGGAAGATTTGCAGGTGGTATTACACCCCAAGGAATTGTTGGTTTCATTACAGGCAAGTCTCCAGTCCCGTAATAAAAAGCTTGATAGACCAATTTTGAACAATAATTTGGATTCTTATTTTTCAGAAGTGAATCAATCTTATAATCAATATGGATATCTTTTGTTGCAGTACCTTTTGATGAGAAATAATGCGTATCAACATACCTAGCAACTTTTTTAGCTAATTTAGAATCTGATATTCTATATATGCTTGTCCAATCTTTAATATGATTTTTAATCCATGTTCTTTTTGAATATTGATGATTATTATCTGGAATTCCTTTTTTCCATCCTTCTCCGCCACTCATCTCCAGCACTGTATTATCAGAATTCATTATCGCAGCATGACCTATCACACCGGTTGGAAAATTGCCACTAACTATTAAAATATCACCAGCTTTAGCATCTTTACAAAATTTATTAATATTGTCTTGTGCAGACCGAGCCTGTCTTCTGTTAGAATTTTTATTTTGCAGCAAAGGCAGTTTTGTATCACTCATAACACCATAGTTATTCATTTCTAACCATTCGTTATAGCTCACAGAATCAAGTATATTGGATTTAAAAAAATCATAGTTTGGTCGCATGTACTTCTTCTCATCATCAAGCCAATTGCTTTTAGGATAGAGTGCTGGATCAATAATATTCTCTTTTACAGCATCATCATATATTGTACTTACATCTGTAGTCTCAGATGCATATGCTTTCACTCCGAATACCAATAATAGTCCTAATAATACACTAAATATTGAACGCTTTATTTTTCTATACATTTAATCGACCTCCAATTCATAAACCAACTTTAAATGAAGAACATGTCCCAAAAGAAATAAAACACTGAACAACTTATATTTTTACTACTCTTAAGCATATATTTCTTTTTTTTACTCCTTTCCAACTGAAATAACTTCACAACTAAGTTATAACACACTAATAAATACAAATAAATTGTTTTTTTATCTTTTTTATAAATATCAAACAAATAGCGTAATGGGCGTTTTTATTCTATGTACAAGCCCGCCGTAGCAGGCTATTTTTATATAATATTTCCCCAATCAGAAATCTTTCCAATGGCTATATAGCCTTTTTTGTAACTGTCCGTTCGAGGCTGCACACCCCAAATATAGCCCGAACCAGTTACAATATCATTGAACTCAACTTTACTACCTTTTTTCAAGGTTGCAATAATCTTACTGTTAGTATTTGCGCTAACACGTAAGTTAACATTGTCTTTTAAAGTAATAGTTTTCATTTTAATTTTTCCTCCTGTTGTTGAGTTGCTAGAAGATCCATTATCTGCGTTTGAGCCAGTGGAACTATTGCCAAAAAAATATTCAAATCCTTTACGAACAATCCGATTCAAGTCGAGTGGTCCGGAATAGCCACTTAATTTTCCATTTGATGTGTACTGATGGATATCATAGTTAGAAGTAGCTGTCGGATTCGAACCATTATACTGACCATTGTTTGAACCGTATGTGGGAATCCAGATACCATCAAATTTTGAAGTATCTAAATTAAAGCTTGCATACAAATGGTTTGCAATATATGCCCCAATTTTCTTAGCACCTAGAGATTTCAATTTTGCTCGATACTTTTCAATTCCAGTTCTCATATCGCTCATTGACTTTTCTTCTACATCAAGCCACCAGAACGTTGGATTATATGCTTTCGCACGGTTATAGAAGTCTGTCGCCTCTTTCTCCATATCTGAATTTGAAACTCCTCGAACCCAAGCGTATACAGCTACTGGAACGCCACGTTTTTGAAATTCTGCAATGTGAGTTTTGTAGTGCTTGTCGATGTACCGTGATCCATACTGTATACGAACAATTACACCGTCAACAGCACTGACCAACTTATCATAATTAATAGTGTTTGGTGTTTGCCATTCACTAATATCTAGAATAACTGGTTTTGGAATACTCATTTTAATCATCCTTTCGCTCAGTGAACTCCTGACCATCGCCATAATCTTGTGAGTTATAGTTATTGCTTGAAACTCCCAGCACTACACCTGCAAATGCAGTAACTAAGGAAATCACTCCAACAATTTTAGTTGCATCGAAATCATATAACGTTGCAATCCCAGCAATCAAGACCCCTAAAGCCGGCGACCATTGTGTGATGATTTTTTTTGCTAAATCATATTGTTCGTTTGTCATTTTCATACTATTTACCTCTTTCTTTCCATAAAGATTTTAGTTGTTCACCATGTTCAATTAGTCGTTCATTGTGCCTGTCTAGTCGTTCATCATGCTGCTTGAGTTCGTTATGAATTTCAACACGATCAGATTTGCTGGCTTCTAAATCTCTATTCAACAGATCCAAGCTGTGACTAAGTTTGGTTAAGTTTTCTGCTATTTTCGTAAAATTACTCATTACTGGCCGGACAACAAATGCAACTAATCCAATAATTGTCATTACCCATCCAGCCCACGTCGCTAATTCGCCCACATTTAACATGCTTCACCTTCTCACTTAAAATAAAAAGCAACCGGCTAGAAAGCCGATTGCTCCTGATACTTCATATCCGATTATTTTGTTCCTTCTGGCTTTTTTGCTTCGTCTACAATTTTTGCAACATCTTCTCGCAAAACCTCTGGTACACTTTCGATTGTGCGTTTCCCTTCGATTACGTGTGTTGCGTACAACATTTTCAATGCTGAAAATTCCATATTTCATTCCTCCTCTACTTTGAGAAAACATAATCTGTTACTTCCATGAAAGCAGCTTGTGTCATAGCTAATTCTTGTCGTAACAATTCGTTTTCCTTTTTTAGTTCTTCGAATTCTGGGTTAGTCTCGTTAAACACATATTGACTAAAATCTTTCGTTGTATTATAGATCTCGATTAACTTGTTCTTGCTGTCGTTAAATTGAGATTCCTTTCCATTTATGATTTCTTCTATTAAGATATCGAAGATAACAGGACTATCACCAAACAAATGTAAAACGTCATCCCAATAAAGTTTTGTATAATCTGATAACGTGCCATTCTTTTGAGATAAGTAGAACTCATCTAAGAATTTTTCAAAGTTCACTATCATCCCTCCTTAAACATCACCAGCAAGAAAGCTGATATCAATTTTTAACCAAGAACCAAGAGGTACTGTGCCAGCCGTGTATCTGTCAGAATAGATGCTACCGTCGGGGTAAACTGAAACATAGTGCGTATTATTTCCAGATCCTTGACATCTATTCGAGACAATTGCTGAAGGTCTATATCCAACTGGCAAAGTGGCCATCTTCTTTTCTCCGCTAAATGCTACTGTGTTTTTAAAAGCCCCTGATAATTGCACAGATCTCATTGATCGTTCACAAGTGGGTGTCGATGTAGAACCTATAGAAGTCGCGTATGGTTCAAATCCAGTTGAAACATTGTCAATAATTCGCTGCGGAAATTTTATGAGGTCTTGGTAACGCAATGTTCCTCCTACACCTTCGACCCTAAGAGTCAACCCATAAGGATTTAACCACCACATTAGCGCGGGATCCGCAGTAGGTGAAGCTGTCTTTAAGCGAACAGCACCACCCAATCTTGCTGGTCCATATTCTGTAGAAAATTTATGCGATGTGTCTATTTCTCCATCAAAACTCAACTTCCCTTTTAGTGTAGCTTTTCCTGAAGCTGTGCTACCTGTTGCCCCATCTCCTCCGTCAATTGGTTCATTTGTAAATGGGTTTTGAAATTCAGAACCACTAATCAAAACCCCTGAGATATTTCCTGCTGTAATGTTTCCTAAATTAGCAGTGATTGCTGAAAGTGTAGTCGTTACAATATTATCTGCTGTGAAAATGTATAAATTAAACTTACTTCCATTCCACTGGTAAGTTGCACCGATAATATATCCACTTGCACCTGTGTTTTGCCAAAGCATCCCAACATAAGGATTAGTTGGTACCGTTGCTTGACTGATGATACCAGTCGGATCACCTTTTTCACCTTGTTTGGCTACAGTGTATGAAGTGTTTGTGGTATTATCTGTGAAAGTTAGTACAGTCCTCGTCCATAAAAAGCTTCCAGCAGTAACTGTAGGAATTGATGTACCCCAACCACTACTAGGCGCTGCTGTACCACTAGTAGAACTAGCAAAATTTATAGTTGTACTTTTTATTCCATTCCCTGTCGCACCAGTTGATCCAGTAGCGCCTGTTGCTCCCATTTTCCCGACAGAATAAGCAGTTGAATTTGTATTATCAGAGTAAGTAAGAACAATTTTCGTCCAAAGGTACTGATTCTCAGAAACACTAGGAATAGAAGCACTCCATGTTCCTGTTGGTGGCGTTGTGCCAGATGTTCCTGCTTGATAAGTAGTAGCGCTTGACACAATTCCTTTCCCATCAGTTCCGTTTGATCCGGCTGGACCTGTAGCTCCTTGCTTGTTTTTCACGACAATAATTATTTTTTGAATCGTCACAGCTTTGTACACTGCTTGATATGTTGCCGTCCCAACATCTGCTGATAAAGCAGTAACTGTATAACGACCTGCCGAATTAATTGTGCTAGTCATACCAGTTTCTGACACTATCTAAAATGTTACGCCAGATGAGACTTTAGTTTGTCCTTCGTAGATAATAAAGTCTCCTAAAGCTTTCGTGAAGTCAGTTACTGTGCCTGATGAGTTAGCTGGTACGATGATGGATTCATTTGAAAGATACCCACTGATTACTTCTTTTGCGTCTTGCCCGTTCGCACCGTTTTCTCCATCCTTACCATCTTGCCCAGATTCACCCAAAATACGTTGCCATGTGTATTTGCTAGGATCTTCACTGTCCGTTGACTCGTAATCAGTATAGGTACCAGCAAAAGTTGGATACGCATTCGCGAAATCATCTGCGGGAGACGGAGTGTAAATTGTAGATGATGTGTTTTGTTCAACTTTAAATTCTAGAATTTCTGCTGCATACGGCTTGAAAAAAGTTGATCTATTTGGTTGCACATAAATACCATTGCTTGCACCTACGCTAGAGTCCAGAACCGTTTTAGTAGTAAATGTTAATTCAACATAGTATGACTTACCGATCTCAAAATTATAAGCTACACCTGTTGCCCAATCTGCTACCTGTAATTGAGTGCCATTAATTGATAATTTTTGAATAGTGTCAATATAAGTAGTATGCCCTCCTATCCGTTCAATCGTTCCACTAGATACTCTCACTACAAAGCGCATTGTGTATTGGGTAGCAGGTTTATACTGTTCTCCAACTGTTCTAAACCCTAAATACGGGGCTCCATCACTTTTAAATGTGATCTTTCCTAATTGTATTATTACTGTATTCGTTGCGTTAGTGCTGTGTGCAAGCAAACTTTTTTTAGTGGCTAAATTTTCATTCGGATAGGTTGTCGTAAATCGATCGGTACCATCTGAACTCCAAGCGTACGCCCAGTGTATATAAGAGGTCTTGCCATTCTCTCCCGGCGTTCCCGGAATTCCTTGACCTCCCGGATCACCCTTTGGGCCAACTGGGCCCGGATCGCCTTTGGGTCCTTGACCACCATTCTTAACTTTAGTAAGCGTTATAATATCCTTTACTACTGCCATCGTTACACCCCCTAACTATAAGAAAACTCTACGTCTTGCCCAAAGCCATAACGTAGAGCCTTAACTTTTTGATTTTTCGTGTCAATCAGAAGAACGTCCCAACAGTCCTGCTGTAAAGTATCCCAATATTCTATACGTGGGTCAGGATGTGAAAGATTGATTGTAAGATTATTTATATTATTTACAACTTTCAACCTGTCTGCGTGATGATGTCCGTTCGCAATTAAGGCAACTTTTCTGGTGCCAGTAAAGTTCACATTTACGTCTACTGCAAAATCTTTATCGGTATTACTCCCCGAATAACTTGTACCATTTTTATAAGCACCGATAATTCCTTGAACAATTAAAGAGTTGTGTACCCAGTTCGCATTAGAATCATTCCAACCTGTTCCCATCGAATTGTGATGAAAGAATGCTACAGTATAATCTTCTGGCGTTTGCTTCAACGAATCAATTAACCAGTTAATTTGTTCTTTCCTGTATCCACCGTAATCAATATAGTCCATGGCACCGTTTGTCGCGGTATAGGGATGGTCAAAGCTATTGAGAACAAAGATTCGAAAGTTTTTATCTGGTACATCGTAGTAGTAGTACATATTTCTATTACTAGGATTTTCTATGATGCCAAAGGCTTTTGATGGACTAGTTATCATCTTATACATTTCATCCGGCTCTATAAATTGGTTCATCACATTTCCACTCGCTCTGTTCCCGTAACGGTTGTCATCGTGATTTCCAAGAGAAATAAAATAAGGACAATCGACTTGTCCTATTAATGCCATGACCTTTTGCAGATCAATTGTATTTTGTTTTTTTGTACTTCTTCCTTCTACCACATCTCCCAAGTGTAACGCAAAGTCACACTGAACCATATTTGTAAATTCAACAAAATTCTTGATATGGTCAAAAACTTTCAGATTTCCTCGGATATCCTCTTTGTTAATAACATCTACTGCATAATGAGTATCTGTTATCACTGGCACCACCAAAGTGTCAGCAGTTCGCTGTTGTTCAACTCGATAAGCTAATGCTTTTAAGCCGTTAATAAAGTAAATAGCCTGAACCCATTGGTTTTTGTGAATATTGACGCTACAAGTAATCATCGCCACTTCTTCAAAGTCAATGTCTGATACACTAACAATATTTCCTACACCATATGCTTTTCCTTCCCAAGCTAGATCATGATTACCATTCTTATCCACTTTATACCAAAAGAAATCTAATTTAGATAAGCTATTAGTGATGTCTTCATTTTCTTTGAATACTGTTGCAGTCAAAGAAGTGGTCTTTGATTCGCCATCAATAAACCCTGTGCCGTTATTTGGCATGATATTCACCGTGTATCTATCTACCACCTTACTTAATTGTTTCTGCAGGGCTTTTAGCTGTGCTGATATTCCACTTGATAATGTGACAAAATTTCCAAATACTGCTTTATTCTTAGACGGATCCACACGACTGATCGTTTTTTCTAGAACTCTTGCTTTTACCCTGATGGCCGGATTATATTCATTGTCTATAATTTTGACATAGTCAAATACTTGGTAGTCATCAATTCCACGAATCACAGATACTTCATAGTTCACTTTTACTTCATCGTTATCTTTAAGATAAGCCAATCCTTCAGAAAAAATAGTTGACGGAGTGCTACTATCAGATGAGTAGTAGCCCATCACCTTCTTTCCGCCGCGATCTTTTTTGGCAACTCGATTATAAAGAATATTTGATCCATCGGTTGTATAATACGTTCCATCGTCGTACTTAATTCTTGAAATATCAGCACCTGACCCTAGAACCTTTATTTCTGTAAAAGTAGTATAGATATCTGTTGTTCTATGAATCGTTTCAATATCATCACCTGTTCGCAAAACCACACTATTGCTCAAGTCCGTTCCCCGTTGCTGGTAAATATCTATATATGCTTTTCTTAGTTTTGCATTATTGAATTCTAGTACAAAGTCTAACTCAGCTTCGAATGTTTCAGCAATTGAATATAAGCGCGCTTTTTTTGTATCTCCGGTACCACTACAATCTGGAAGCGCCGTTTTATGCGAAAGTTCATTGATTCGAATTTCCCAAACTGTATTATAGATCTCTCTATTAATGAAATAATCGATTGTTTGGGCTTTATTACTAGGATAGCTGTCAGAAATATCTCCAATCAATGCTACATCAAAGCTCTCACATTCGATTGTACGGATCGTTTCATCTTCATATGATATATTCATGATCGTAAATAGCAGACTTTTCTTATTTTCATCTACAAAAGCAATCATATTATCTTCAATAAGATGCTCGCTACCTTCCATTGATTTAGGAATTGTAATAGAGTAAGTGCTTCCTTGCTTGGTGTACCATTGTTCATCCTCTAGCATATCTTCATCCAGAAAAGAGGTAAGAGTATTGAAATTTTCATCTATCACTCTAAAATACATTTTAACCCTCCCTTACAAGAATGCGTTCCTAATAGAAGCTTTTACGATTGGTGTCTTATCTGATGCTATTAGCACATCCGTGTTACCAGGTTCAATATAAATCTTATCCGAACCATTTGCTAAGTAATCGTCTGCTGGTGTTCCATTCAAAAAAACTTTCAATTTTTCCGTGACTTCCAAATGATCACCAACCGAAAATGTCAATGCTTCTTCTTCAATATTGCTTGTGTTAATCTTGACAAATTTGGTATAACTGCATCCCAGTTCCATTGGAGGTTTATCAGACCACAATCCCCACCACACCGTCTGAGCGTTTGCACGTAGATTAGACACATCGTCATTTGTATAGGAACGACTGTAGGTCCATAAAGATTTCCAATTAGAAGGATTGATTGCGGTTATTGAGAAGGTGAACTTATTCCCCACTTTTTTTATGACCACATTCCCGAAAAAGTCCCTTCTTTCATATGGAATACTCCCTTTGTAGACACGAGTGTCACCAATAAAAAAATAGTAGTCAACGTATTCGTTACTACTAAATCCTTTCTTTATTTCCACGCCAGCAATAAAGTTGTTATCTTTATCAACAATATTCATTTCAGTCATCCCTTGTTGCTGGACTTTGGGAGTTTTTGCCGATTTTTTATGTCCAACTCGAAACGTCGCTTCCCAATTTTCAACTGAGGAATCATTCGTGTAACGTGTAATCGATGGTCCGTGCCAGATATCTTTATAATTACCAAAATCTTCCGCCCAAAAATCTTGCGATCTAAATCCCACCTCGCCAGAATTTATTGACGATTCTGGTTTCCAACGAATTCTAGCTGTTTTGAATGACCATTTATTTTTGGTCGCCGGCGTCATTTCGTCTACCCATAAAACAGTGGACGGTGCCACGGTTTGCACGTCCGGCTCATCCACTGTTCCTAGTTGAATGATCTGATTTTCTGTTAGTATTCCTAAATAGCTGGTGTCTTCTGTAAAATCGGCTTGAAATCTAACTGGCGTCTTATATGTCCCGTTATTTTCGATCCTTAAAGTTTCACCAGAAGAAAAAAAGCTTTGTTCCTCTATTCCGTGAGCTAGTCCATCAGGAATAATAAAAGTAAGATTGCCAGTCGCTTCATTCATCCGTTCTAAAGATCTTACTAGTTTAGATTCCCCGTCCAATTTTCCCAAATAATAACGATCTGGCTCGTGGGAAAACCAAATTCTGTGCAGCTCTTTATCTCTTGCTAATATAGAAATGTCGTCTTTAAAATCTCGCCAGTTCCCTCTTGTCGAAAAAACAGGCAAGGTTATTGTATTTGCTTCACTACGAGAATCTTTAATTTGTGGCCCATAACCTCTTGCAGACCTTACCAATTCATTAGTAACTGGGGCAAAAAGCCCCATCTCAGGTTCTCCAAGTAAATCGAAATAATCAGATAGGATTAAATCGTCGAACTTTATAATTAAATCACTTTCCATTATAACAACTCACCTGCCATTCTTTTTCTACTGATATCTTTCCTGTTTTGTGCATCTGTCACAATGTCAGCTACTTCTTTTTCTTTCATTATTATTTTAAGGTTTCTCATATCAGAACCTAATTGGTTGATTGCTCGAAGCATATCTTCAAATATCGAATTATCAAAGTTTACACTAAACTCACTCTTTTTCGCTTCTTGTGAGCCGTTATTCGTTACACTTTTCAAATTTCTAACTAATGTAGAATCTTCCGGAATACCCACGCCGTCAGCATACTTTGGAATGCCCAAGCGTCGCATGATTGATTTCGTACGGCTTGCTTTATAAACTTTGGTTCCTCTCTTGGCATTAGGGATTAGAACATTACGTCCAACTGGAATATACGGCTCTTTGCCTGGTTCATGCACAATTTCCTTATACAAGGGACCAGGTTGATCGTTTACAATCATATCTCCACCTTTATGGAAATTAGTTCCATCTGCTGCGAATGTAGCTGCAGCCCCACCAATAGCGGCACCAGCTCTTTTTACAGTTAGAGTAGTTGTTATACTCCTAGGTAGATTCAAGAAATTTTGGACTTCTCGAGTGGCGTTATACGCGTTTGTACTAGCGTTATCCTGAGCGTTTAGTATTTTCCCCTTAGGATTGTTTCTTGCAAAAATATCTAGTGCTGTTCCGCCTGTTTTCGCTGCTAGCTGAGCAGAGGAAGAATCACCATTCAAAATCTTTTTGGCTGGATTATTACTATTATAATTATTTAATCCAGTCTCCCCTTGGGTAAGCTTTTGAATAATATCGCTATTCTCCCCAAATAGCTTTTTCAAAGCTGGCAAGACATTTTGGTTGTAATCTTCAACTGAAATTGTTCCATCTTGGACTTTTGCCAGAATGTCTTCGTTGTTCCCTAACATATGTTTGACTGGATCGGGTAACGCTTGCCAAGCACTTAATGATTCTTCTGAAGCAAAAACTTTTGTCATCAAATCTTCGTTATTAAGCAAAATATTCTTTTGAGAGTCAGGAAGTTCTTGCCAGCCTTTCCAAGATGTTTCAGAATTAAGAATCTTGAGCAACAAGTCATCGTTTTCACCAAAAAATTTCTTTTCCGAATCCGGTAATTCTTTGAATCGTCCGTACATCTCATCAGATGCATAAATCTTGGTTAGCAAATCATAGTTATCAGCATAAAGTTCTTTGGTAGTATCGGGAATTTCATCCCAATTTTTAATTTTTTCCTCAGAATCTTTAATCGTGTTTAAGAAGTTGTAATTTTCAGCATTCAAATCTTTGATCTCTGGCTGATATTCATCCCACAAGCCAAGTTTGAGCATCGTTTCAGCCATTACCTCTGGCGTATTTGAGTATAAAATAGCCTTTTGCTGTTCAAAATCTAATTTATCCCAATCCTCATTAACTTGAAGAGCTTGTGTCATTACTTTCGTAACGTTACTATCAAGAAGCGCTTGCTGTTCTGTATAGGTCATGCCATCCCACTTACCGTTAGCTATAGCCGCTTCAGCAATCATCATTTTCACGTTCGATGAAACATTTGCGTCCTTGCTAATCCACATAAGCTTGTTCCATCCAGCTTCAGACTTTGCAGCTTTATTTACCTCATCTTGTGCATTTGTACTTACTTCGCCTGTTTTTGGATCTAAAACTAAACCGTTCCAATATTCCCCAAACTGATTAGCTTCGTCCAGTGTTAGTTTGATTTTTTCTTTGTTTTCCTCCGCATTTTTTGCTGCAGCCTTCGAAAAATCATCCATAGTTTCCATCATTTTTTTATTTTGTTCAACTGCTGACTGACTAGCATCACCCATCGAAGAAATAAGTTGCCCGTTTGCTAGAAAAACTTCTTCAGCTAATTCTGGATATTTAGCTAATATAGTAGCCATTTGATCTTCTGTTATTTGAGTTGCTGAATTGCTACTGGTTTCAAGCAAGCCCAGCATTTCTTTCGCATATTCACTATTTAAATCATATCCTGCATCAACAAGTTGAGATTTTAAATCTTCTTGCATTTGTGAATACTCAATTTTAGATTGCTGACGTTGCTGTCCTAGATTTTGCAGCCATTCCGTTGCTTGTTCTTTACTTGCTTTTGAGACATCTCCCGTCATTGCGCTTAGAATTTGTTGGGTTTCTTTTTGGCCTTTTCCTAATGATTGTACATATGCTGTCGCTGATTCTTCCGCCAAAGCTTTGATTCTAACTGTGTCATTGTAAGAAAGCTCACGATTGTTGTCAGATGCTTCTTTTCTGATTGTTTTAATTTTTTCGTTGTTTTCTTGCACAATATTCAAGTATTCTTGTTGATTGTCAATTTCTTCTTGAGTTAGTTTTTCTCCAGCATTCTTTACATCTTCCGGCAAGGTATTTAGCATTTCTTTCAAAGCTGAAATTTTATTTACCAAATTAGTTTCAATAGAATTGCCCATTGTAACAAAATCGCCGACTACAGCTTCGGTATTTGTAGAAATCCCTTGTTCCAACAAGTTGAACTCACCAATCGCTGTTTGGGTATTAGTTTGAACCTTGCCTAAAGCAGTGTCGGTTGCTTCTCCTACATCAGTTCCCCATCGCTGGACACGTTGACTAGAATTCCAAGCTTCTTCACCGAATAATTTCCATGCGCCATACCCGACTGCAAGCGCACCACCAACACCAACGATACCAAGAATAAGCGGACCTAATGGACCCAGCGCAGCCGACATGGCTCCTATGCCTCCAGATCCTGCCGCCCCACTGGCTGCCGCACCAAACTTCGTCATTGTACCTGATCCACCAGATAAAGTTTTTAGAAAGTCATTGGCAGAAATATCCCCATCGATAAATGATTTTTTCACCTCATCAATGGCTTTTTTCTTAGCCATGCTTGCGCTCAAATCAATGAACGATTTTCCAAGACTTCCAATGCCACCACTCAATTTACCAGTTATTGATAGCAATGGACCTGCTGCAGCTGTTGCTGCCAGCAATTTAACAATCATTTGTTGGGTTTTAGGGTCAGCTTCACTAAAGGCAGTTGCAAGTTTTCCTAGTTGCTCAACAAGAGGCTTGCTAGATTCTAAACCATCTCTTAATGCATCAACAAACGGGCCACCCAAATCAATCGCAGCGTTAACTGCTTCGTTTCTCAGCATCTTAAGTTTGGATTCTGTTGTCTCGTAACGCTTACCAGCTTCTTCAGCAAGAGCGGTGTTTTCTCCGAACGCTTCGTTCCCCATTTCTACGGCACCAGCGAAAACTCCACTAGCATTGGCTGCACGAAGCAAACTGTCTCTTAACCGAACTTCAGTTATACCCATATCATCCAACACACTAATTGCAGATGAACCTTGTTCTTCGGCTTTTCCAAGACCTTCGACAAACTTCATGATTGCTTCAGAAGGATTAGATTTGAACATATCTGAGAATTTATCACTCGTCATCCCGGCAACATCGGCAAACTGTTCTAAGCTTGTTTTTGAATTATCAGCTTCTTTGTACATCTTTTTGAGTTCAGCAGATGTAAAGCCCATTTCCTTGGATACGCCAGTTAATTCTTTTCCACCATTTCGAACGGCCGAAACAAGGCGCTCCCACGATACACCCTGATCATCCGCATGAGATTTCAGTTCTTCAAAAGCGCCTGTTCCCTTCTCAACAGCTAACTGCATGTTGATCATGACTTTAGAAAATGCTGATCCACCTGCTTCTGCTTCTACACCAACAGAACTTAAAGCGGCCGCAAAACCTAAGATATCCCCTTCGGACATGCCAATTTGAGCGCCGGCACCAGCTAACCGTAATGCCATCGCTGATATTTCAGATTCAGTTGTTGCAAAGTTATTACCTAAGTCAACCAATGCAGAACCTAAGTTGCTAAATTTATCTTGCGACATTTGAGTAATATTAGCAAAACGAGCCAACTCAGTAGCAGCTGTTTCAGCGCTCATGTTTGTTGACTCGCCCAAATCAATCATTACTTTGGTAAATGCGGAAACATTTTCTGTTTGAATTCCCAATTGCCCTGCGGCTTCAGCTACCGCTGCGATCTCACTATGAGTTGAAGGTAATTCATTCGCTAAATTTCTCAAACTAGCTTCAAGATCATCATATGAATAAACAACGTTGCCATTGCTATCCACCACTTCATCAGAGGTTTTCTTTACACCAGCGAAAGCTGATTCCCAGCTAATAGCAGCGGCAGTGACAGCAGTCACCCCGGCAGCTATAGGAACAGTTAAACCTTTCGTCAAACTAGATCCTAAGTCGCCTAGTCTTTTGCCGTTGTTTATTAAAACATCGCTTGCTTTATTGATTGAACCAGTTAATCCTACATTTCTAATTTGATAATCAGCAATCGCTCCTGCAGTATTTTGTAACTGCAGTTTATAGTTCGCCAATTTACCGTTAGCATCTTGTAATTGGTTAGCCAGCCGTTTCGTGGAGTCTGTAGCTTTACCGTTAACAAATGAACCATCATAAGCTTTCTTGAGGGCGGTCACTTGATTTTCTTGTGCTTTGATAATCTGCGTTAAACTATCGTATCGAGTGCCTAATTTGCCAAGTTTGTTCCCTGCCAAATCTGCAACTTTCATATTTGCTTGCATTTCTTTCGCTAGGTATTGTACTTGCTTTTTAGAATTAGCAACGCCTTTCCCAAAATCGGCATCATCCAACCCTAGCTTTATGACCATATTTCCTAATGGAGTTGCACCAGCCAAATCATCCGCCCCCTTCCCCTTTGACTAAATCAGACAACGGTCTTATTCTTCTTTGTTTCTTTTTCCTCTTAGACCTATTTCCTTTTGGCGTTTTTTTAAACATAATTTCATAAAGGTACAGCGTATCTGTATTCAGAACGTCATTGATTGTCCAACTGGGATAAATCTTCAATATCGATCTCACAACATCTAGCTGTAACTCATGATGATCGGACGAACTTATTTTTCGTCCTTTTTTCCTTTTGGGCATTTCTTGTCTGTTGGATCTGATTCTTCCACGTCTTTTTCGTAACCTAAGACACGATACATGATGATCTCCAAGATCAAATCTCTGTCCCATGCATCGATACCATCTAAAAGGACAGTTCCGGTTAAATCTTTATCATCAAACAAGCCGGCTACAAACTCAGCACGGAATTCAGTAAGCGCTCTGGCTGAAGGAGCAATATCATTGCCTTCATCATCCTTCTTGAAAAGTTTTGCTTCACCATCCGTGTAATCTAAAGCTTTTGAATACGGTACGTGGCTTTGTGTGAAGGTCTTTCTTGTTCCATTGATCATTAAATCCAATCTGATTTCTTTTCCAATTTCTGACATGTATAATTCCTCCTATTAATCAAAAATAAAAAGGCTAGTCCGAAGACTAACCTTTCCCTTCATTATTCACCGCCGCCACTTGGAGGTGTAACTGGACCACCGAGAACAGCAGTTTTTAACGAAGCAACGTTTTCTGCACCAAATGCACGCAACACTTTCATTTTCTCTGTTTTTTCACCGATTGTGATATCACGAGTGATAGCATTAAATACATATTCACCGGCTTCAGGCGTAAAATCTTCATCATTCTTAGTAGCTAATGAATAGCCATCACGATTGAATTTACCTGCAAGCATTGCAAATGCGACTGGTTCTCCATATAGATCTTCAGCTTCAGCAACAGTTGCCACGTATGGAGGCTCCGTTTTATCACCGAATCCATCAATACCGCCATCATCACCAAATGTAACTAAACCCAGCAACTCTTGTTCAATAGCAACTGGAACATCAAGCAAACCGAAGTTAGCGGCAACAGTTCCCGTACCTTTTGCAGCGATCCAGTACTCACGATCCCCTGCGAAAACTTTTTGAATTTCTTTTGATAGACCAGTCAAATCAAACGCTGTAGGTCCACCTTCTTTTTGTTTACCTTCAAGCACTCGAATTTGTTTTGATGTATCGGGTGTTAAATCTGTTTTCAAGACCCGTGTAGATAATGTACTAAAACCATATGTTTCTGCCATTGTTAATTCCTCCCAATAAAATAGACGCTGATTAATAATCAGTGTCATGAATTTGTGTGTTTTTTCGATACCGCCTTGCATCAACAAAGCGTTTTGTTCCAGGGAAATATTCGTCAAGTCCACCATTTAACTGGGCATAACCAATATCCCCCATCGCAGCTTTCACTGCTTTAGCAATTTCTTTCGTCAAAATCCTTGATTGAGTTTCAACGTTAATTTGATAACTGAACGTTTGCGACATCTCTTTGTTGGCAGCATAGTAAGCACTAGTTGGCGGTCCAAGTGGTGTATCGATGATAATAAATGGTTTGGTCGAATCCAAAGATTCTGGTACTTCGTAAAACTTAATACGATAATCAGTTTTCCCATCAGCATTGACAAAACTGGTTTTTGCTTGAATCAGAGGATTTCCGATTAATTGATTATAGACTTCCATCATCATATCTTTCATCGTGCTAATTCCTCCAAATCTGATCGCATCTCTTCAAATGCAGATCCTACTGTTTTATCAACCACACCTTGTAATTTTCCCATCCCTCTAGGGCTAATGTACTTACCGAAACGAGTATATCCAAACTCACTCAAATGCACCATGCGCCATCTTGAACCTTGTCCCCAACCGACTTCGATCGTTTTAGGCGGTCCTTTTTTCACTCCGGAAGCAATTACTGTATTATACGTTTCGCCAGTGTCCATATAGCTGGATACCGCCTCTTGCACATCTTGTTGAAATTTTTTTCCATAGTTTCTAAGCGACTTATTCGCGATTCGATTGGTTCTTGCAGGACCCAGCTTGGCTTCGAGATTCTTTAGTATCTCGTCCACGCCTTGAACTGAAACACTCATGAGGTCACCCCCAAGATGATTTTAAGAAAATCGTTATTCTCCACATCTGGCGCAAAATCTACAATATCCCATATATCATCTTTGTATCGGAAATCATCCAAGACTACTTTATGCGCATTGTTTGGCAAATAATCTGTGAATGGATCTCGAATCTTGATTGTGACAGCTTTTTTTGTTCCTTTGCCGCTAAGAATATCTCTATCCTTAGAAGAAGGATTGTAGACTAAGCAGGTACAGTAGTACAATTTCTTGTTTTCTTGTTCACCTGGTTCAGGCCCATCGTTTGGTTTTACTTCAAAAAATGTAACCGGCGTATTTAAATCACCGGCTACAATTTCAGGTCTTTCATATTTTGTTTTAATCGGCAAATTGATCACCTACCAGGTCAATTGAAGCATCCATGATCATCATCTGAAAGTTATCATAAAAGTATTCAAGCGCCTCGTTTCTTAAATAACGAGTACGCTCATAAACCAACTCTTTGCCCTTTTCATACTTTGAAGGATCGAACTCTCCAATGATCGATTTGATATCGGCAAACCCACTTTCGAGTTGCTTGCCAATACTTTCATCTTCGGATGAATGAAAAATACGAAAACGTTCCTTGAATTCATCAATAAACACTTGAACGTTCATTCATCATCCCTCCAATAGATCAATCAAATCTTGCTTCTTAGCGTTGCTTGCATAATCAACTGCACGCTCGTCTAACAACGCTTTTAGTTCTGGAACCGTAAGGCTAGAATAGTCTACAGTCGCCATACGAGCGTTAGGCGTTGTTACTCCCCCGAGCCACCGTCAACAGGTGTTTCAGTAAAATCAAGATCATATACTTGTGCAGCATCGTTATTCGTTGGATATCCATTTCCTAACATATCGACAGCATAAAGGGTAGCCCGTTTCATAGCAAATGTTTCTTTGTATACGTAGACTCTTTCTGCTCTAGATTGTGTGGCATCATATTCTTTTCCAATATATGAAATTAGCTTTCCTTCGGGTACATCGACAGATTCGATAATGTGATCCAAACTGATAAATGGCATTGTTGTTCCATACACATTATTCAAGTTTGCTAAAGTGACACGGACAATAATATCCCAGTAGTTAACCGGATTAACAATCAAATATACATTTCCTGCTACAGAACGATATTTAGTTTCACCTTCATCATCAGCATCAATTTTATAGGTGTATTTAGATAGAACTTTCATTACTCCACCTAGCTCACTGACGATTTTATCTTTAGCAAAGGTCAAAGTTCCAGCGCTTGCTTTGTCTGGGTAAACACCGCCTGTTACGGCACCATCTAAATCTTTTGTTAAACCGATCGGTTCGTTGTTACCTGTTCCCACAATGACTTTTTTCGCCCAAACGTCACGAACAGCTTCGCTTAAAGAAAGGTTGATAAAGCGATCGATCCACCGAGGTCCTAAGTCTAACGTATCATTCGAAATCAGGAAGAATGCAGTCAATGCAAGTTGGACAAACTCGGTTGCGCCGAACTCAGCGTCTAATTGTCCTTCAAGATCTTTATGCAATGGACCGAAAACTGCAACACCTTTACGACGAGCGCGAATAACTTTAACTCGTCCAATGGTTGGCGTAAAGTTGATAATATTTAAGATTGGATGATCATTTTGTAAGTTTTCAAATACACGTTCTAGAATTGTTTCTGGCCAAACTAATTCTTGATCGAATCCACCAGTTTTAACTGCTTCATTGTAAAATTTCGTTTCTTCAGCAGTTAAGGTCGGAATCCCACGAGCTTCTAAAACACGGTTGTCAGTTACGTTCTTTAATTCTTCGTACTCAGCACGTACTTGTGCACCTGCATCTTCTGCAATGGCTGTGACGTAAGCTTCTAAAGCATTGTTTACTTGTTCAGGTGTTGCATCTTCTTTTGCAGAAATAGCGTTAAAGATTTTTTTCGCATCTGCAGTTTTGTCTGTAATTTTTAACATAGTTTATTCTCCTTTTCGCAATCGTGCGATTAATGATTTTGGTTTTAGTTCTTGTTCCACTTGATCTGTTACAGGTTGGCTTAAATTAGCCATCGCAACAGCGACAGCATTTTGAATCAATTCAGCAATGTCTTGTGGTTCTTCTTCCGGTTCGGCACGTTTCACAGAATTAGCAAATCCAAACTCTACAGCTTCATCTGCCGTGAACCATTTTTCTTCATTCATCCATTCACGTAATTGGTCAGCAGATTGACCGGTCTTATCAGAATAAATTGCCAGAATTGAATCATCGATGGTCTCCAATGCATTCAAAGTTTTTTGGATATCCTGTTTGTTTCCCCAAGCAAATGTTGAAGCTTCGTGAATCATCAATGAAGTGCCAACATTCATGATCACTTCGTCAGCGCCAGCAATGATGAAAGTTGCGGCACTGGCTGCCAAACCAGTTACTTCGACAGTGACATTTGATGGGTGATCTTTTAGGTAGTTGTAAATTTCAATCCCTTCAAACACATCGCCGCCAGGACTATTCAGTTTGATCACGATATCATCTGTGACTGTATCCAGTGATTCTCGGATATCTTTCGCATTAATGACATCATCGTCACGCCAATATTTCTTTTGGACATTGCCACTCAAGGTGAGAATGTGCTTACCATTTTGGATTTCGTTGGTAAATTGAAACGGTACTTTTTTAACTTTCGGCATTTTCGTTCTCACCCCCTTTCGCTGTTTCTTCATAGTTCTTGGTCATTACTAGCTTTTTACCTTCTCCATTAGGCAAAGGTTCATAGTCATATTCTTCACGTACTTCATCCCGGAAGAAGCTTGCGCTTGATACCACCTTGTCGATCTGAGTTGCATCTTCGACGATACTTCTAGGTAATACCTTCGATACTTTGATTCTCTCGCCGTTCTTGTATTCTTTTTTTGTAATGATTTTCGCCATTAGTTCATCCTGAAGCTTCTTCATTAGTGGTGCGATACAAAGTTTACGAAAAGCATCTAGATTAGAATCAAGGTCAGCTTTTTCACCATAAATAAGCGCCGTAGGAACTCCTATGGCGTTGGCTACATCATCTATCAACGATGTTTTCATTTTGTTCAGCTCATCAAGTGATTGATTGGAAACCCCTTGTTTGTTGGTGTATTCCTCGTACTCGAATCCTTTGATTTTTGCTACAATTGCTACAGACTTTGTTTTGAATGCATTGTAGACCTTGTCAATATACTCTTGTAATCTTTGACTTCGTGTCTTGCCGTCTTTTCCTTTTTCTTCGTTAATACTTCCGGTCGAATCGATAGACACCGATCCACGAATTTGATTATTTCGCATTGCAATTTCAATAATTCGCCCAAATAACTCCGAATAGTCCTCGAACAAGCCTTTTGTAAAACGATCAAGCTTATCATTGTTGTATTCAATGTAGATCACATCCGACATATTGAAGTTTTTTTGAAATACATAGTTCTTCACTGTTACGCCAGTGAACACATCATCATAAACAGCGTATTCCGTGCGAGAAAAATCATCCGCAATCAGCAATTGATTATCTTCAGTAAAAATGACTAGCACTTCGTTGTCATCCATGAGTCGGTAGAAAAACTTTTCCCAGAATGTTGCAGCCGACATATCATTGTTGGGTCGAACATTCAAAATGTATTCCCAATCAGCTGTGCCATCTTTGTTTTTGAATTTTACTTCCAGCGTGGACATTGTCCTTGCGACAAAATCTAGCACTGTATTCTTTGCCATAATTTTCAGATATGCTCGAGCGGATTCATCATCCCCATAGACGAGGTCAGGAATCCAGTCTGAGGGTTCTTCATTTCGAATAGACTGCTTAAAAACATCAAATAAACTCACATATTTTCACCACCTTTCAAAGTAAAATAAAAAGTCCTATTTCTAGGACTATAGTTTTTATTCATTGTCTTTTAGATTATCATCATCATCATCTCCAGTTAAATTATCAGTTGGTCTCGTTTCATCTTCTAAATATTTATCTGGAATATTAAAATTATTATCGAAGTTCACATGTTTCATATACTCATTATAAGGTTCTACTAATTTTCTTGTGACTTCAAATGTAGGTATCACTGTTTTTCTTATGACTTCAATCGTAGGGGTCATTATTTTATTTATTTCCAATATACTAGGCACTAATTTTGAAATATCTGGTATTATTTTAGAAATAGCTTCCATACTAGGAAGTTTCCTAGCAATTAAACTTAAATCTTGTATCATTACTTCGGCAGATAGCTCGTCTTTTTCAGACATCTCTACTTCTATTACTTGATTTATATTTCTAATAATATATTTTAAATCCTTAATCAATTCTAAATATTTTTGATAAGTTAAAAATTTGCTGTGTGCAATTGTATTACGGATATCTTTCACTTTTTTTACTTTACTTTCAACATCGACATTAGGTAAGTACTTACTAATATGCTTATTCCAAAAAGTATAAGGCTTATTTTTCAAAATATTATTCCTTAATTGATCTGAGGACTGATTATATATATTTTCTGTGTCAAAAATTATATCATAATTGTTTTCATCTAAATTAAATACTTCACCAAAGAAAAGACTTTGTAAGTCCGATAATTCAATTTCAGATAACCCTTTTTCAATTTTTGTTCTCATATTTGCTTTGATATTACTTACTTTCGGTGTCTCATCTGCCCATTTATCGCCGTATAGCGGTACTACAATAACTAGAAATAGTTGTCGAAGTTTACGCTCATATTCTGCAATGTATTTATATGATAAATTGCATAGGTACTCTGATAACTCATCATATAGAGATACTAAGTAAAACGAATCTTTTTTGTATGCTTCAAAAGATCTAATAAATGCGCTCATAGCTGAGGAAGTTTTCTTTTTATCACGATCATATTGAAAATTAAGTTTATAGTAATATAAATCATCTCTTTTTCTTATAATTGAGTATTCACCATTGTATATTTTATTTTTGTAAATATAGCTAAAATGAATATTTTCAGAAGAATGACTTAAAACTTCAATGTTATTATTCTCATTATAAAATTTTTGTAAGTTTGAGAGAGCTTCGGAAAAATTATCTTTGTTAGGTATTAAATAATATGAATTTGAAATGCTTTTCATAAACTAGCCTCCGTTATCCTATACTAGCTTTATCATATCAATACCAAAATTTAAAAACAATCTAAAAATCAATTTCATCTAACATATCAAAGGCATCTTCGTAATCGTAGTCAATGATTTCATCAGCACGCCATAGACAGTATTCGAAAGCTTTGAAACCGTCTGTCTTACGCCGAACCTCTTCTTTCTTCTTGTATGATTTGTTGCCGTCGCCATTCGTTTTCACTAGTACATTGTTTGTGTACCAGCGCATCAATGGATTATCACCAAAGATAATATGATTATTGGCGAAAGCATCTTCAATCCTTGGCGCTAGTAAATTATCTGCAGCAGTTGGGTTTCTGATCACTTCAATTTCAAATCCTTCCTCCAAAAACAATGGTCGCAATAAATCCATCCGGAAATTATCGGCTACTATTTTCGTTATGCCATATTTTTCCCGTTGCTCAACAAACCAGCCAACAACTGTTTTAGGATCAATTGTGGGCCCATCTATGACCGTCAGCAATCCTTTTTCTTCCCATTCCCTTATGGGTGCAAATTTTTCTTTTGTAGTTTCAGACGCTTTACGAGAATACCCGTAGTAAATGTCCACAAATTGCTTTCTAACAAACGAATGGGTCTTGAATACATAATCATCCCCATCGCGAAACAAAAGACCACAGGCAGCGAAATCACGCAGACTGGCATAATCTAAACCTCCAATGGCTTGTTTGCCGATTAGGTTTGCTGGGAATGGTCTGTTTGTTGCAAGAATCTCTTCACGACTAGCCACCGATCGTTCTAAGTCTGTGACAGGTAAATTCATACGTTTAGTCATGAACTCTTCTCGGTTGCTTGGATCGTCTTCCAAATCCTCGTATTCTTCCATAACAGTTTCGTAGAGATTGTCCGCATACTCAGATAGTGGCTGATGAAACATAGGGTTTGCTAATTCCCAGTTATCAGGATCATTGACCTGGTCTTCTGAATCAAGTTTGCATATGAAAGGAAAAAGAGCATTGAAACGGACTGAACCGTTCAACACTCTTTTCGCTTTTTCTTTCATGTTGTCCAAGAATCCCTCACGAACATAACCGTCAGTACCCACATAAAACTCCCTCGGGTTCGGGCGTTTACCAAGACCGCTAATATGGACTTTTACATCTTTGTTCGATTCGTATCGATGGATTTCATCAAAAGCTACTGCTCCATCACGCAATCCATCTTTTGTATCGCCATTACTAGTACGGAATTTTATTTTACTTCCAGTCTTTTTGCTGGTGATCACTGACTTCCCATATTCGAAAGCTTTTTGTAACGTCTTATTCCGTTTGATTGTATTGTATATTTCTTCGAATGAAGTTTTCGCTTGATCTTCACTATTAGCTACAATCGAAACGTTGTAGTCCATGATGCCGTGCATTTCAGTTTGAAGGAAGTTTAGAACAACTGATAGCAGCCCGTTTTTACCACCACCACGGCCAAACATCCAAAGAAACTTACGGTAAACATTCCGGTCATTCTTTTTGAAATAAAAAAAGATAAATGCGATTAAGAACTTTTGGAATGGCTGCATTGGGAAATACCATTTCTCACCATAAGCAATGCACTTATCAATCATCACATCATCGAAGTAAACATCATCCCGACTAAGAACATCACGTTCTAAATACTCAATTAAATTTGCTCGCTCTTTATTAAACTTTATTTTCCCTGATTTGAATTGCTCAATATAGTAATCAACGTGTTTTTGATGAATCATGTTAGATCACTCTCATCGTAATCATCTTGATTATCAGTGACTACTTTACCGTTCAAATCATCAAGGTTAAGGTCTTTACCAAGAGCTATAATTGCACGAGAAATCGTAACTTTTTGAGCGATTGCTGGGTTAGTTTTAAGATACGTTTGAGTGCCGTTAAAGCCTTCGACAATTGGTCCGTATTGCTTAACAGCTTTATCCATTTTTCGATAAAGCCTAACTAAATCAAGGTATCTCTCAACTTTTTCAAGTTCCATCTGATCGTTTACGTCAATCTGTCTCAGCAACTGTTTCTTTAAATCTGACATCTTCAAAGGCTCTCACCCCCCTAGCAAAAAAAATTTAGTCATAAATTTGGACAGTTGACCCCTCCCACCGGTTCCCTAGATTGGGATTTGACCCCAAAATAATTCGGCCGGGGGTATGTTTGGCCCCACTTTTATTTGTTATTTGGCCTGATTTTGGGATTTGATTTCCACGTAATCGATCGACAGCGAGATGTAATCATACGTTGCTTGTTCCCTGTCTGGTGCTGGATGAGATACGTAGTAGTCTCCATCCTTGATGATTACCTGACCCTCATCGACTCGCTGCTTAAATGAATTCAACTTATCAATTGTATCTTGAATCCAAGCGCTGGCATCATGTCTTGATTCATTTAGATTTTGAATTGCTAATCCTTCTTTAATAAATGTTCTTTCGTCTTTACTCATTGATTCATTACCTCCCCAGTGATTCGATCAATAGATAATACTTTCTGTTCGGAATTATCTTCAGTTAAATATACGAAAGTAATCACATTGACTCCTTCGCCTCGAGTATGTCTTGTTACATATTGATTAGTCATAACCACGACTCCTACTTCTCGACCTTTGATATAAAGCTTAGGAACTTCCCCGTTCAAATCATAGCTTAAATCTTCTTTGATTAATGGTTTGTTTAAATCGAAATGCTCCTTAGATGTATCTATCATTTTCTTCATTAGTAGCTTCTTCTCCTCTTTAGTTGGTACATTACGCACTACCACCATTCATCATCCCACTTTCTTTTCTTTGGTTGCCCACGATAGTTCATCCGATCATGTCGCTTATTGTGACAGTCTTTGCATAACGTTCTTAGGTTGTCTGGGTCAAACGCCAACTCTGGATTTGTTTCTAACTCTTTGATGTGATCGACTTCTAGTATCGAATCATACTGTGTGGTCAGTCTGCCTTCGGCTTTACACCATAAACATTCGTAGTGATCTCTCTCAAGTATTTGCTGCCTTAGATTGCGCCACTTGGTCGATCCATAAAACCTAGCACGATCTGCTTTGGTTTTGACAACAGGTATCATTGTTCTTTGGCTAATTGCTCAACGTAAACATTTACCAAGGCTCTTTGCACTTGTAAGATTCCATCTACTCCTAGCTGTGTAACATCGAGGTTCATACGTTCTTTTATAAACGTTGCGTTGACAGGTGCCTCAAGTGATCGTTTCATCATGTAATAGTTCATCGCTGCAAGTTCATCTACCTTCAGTCCGTATGCGGTAATGACTTTCCAGAATAAATCAGAAATGGCATCCATGTCCTTCTCTTCTCGTAAATGAGTTAGCATCTTAATGAAGTCGTCTTGCTTTTCTGGAACTGATTTCTTTTTGTAGTCCTGTGGTTTCTTCATGCTCATCTCTCCTTTTGGGCATAATAAAAACACCTGAGGTTAATCAGGTGTTTGATCATTACTATCTTGATGCTCATCATTATATTCAAAATTTATTAATAATAACATTTCAAGCAAGTTAAGTATATCTTTTGCGTCCTTAGAATTTTTTGATGTTTTATTGTGTGTTGCAGAATTCCCTTCTGTTCGAATTTTGTCAATTACTTTTTTATTTCTTTTCGGAATATACCCTTCCTCTACTAAAAAATTAACATAATATGTAAATTTATTACCGTCTTCAGCGCCAAAGTAAATAGCTACATTTGCTAATGCTTTTCTAGAAATCAAAATAACTGCGGTATAAGCTTGTATTTTATAACAATCTCTTGCTTCTTTGTACAAATAAGAAACAATCTCTGGTAGGTTTTTAATCTTTCTGCCATATGCGCTTCCCGGCATTTGATACCCACCTTCTTCATTTTCAATCATGGATACACAACCACAAGATGGACAAATCATTGCAAACATATTGGAACCATTCGCAAACATACCTTTCTCCGAGCTGACTTCCCTCTCACAATAACCACATTTATAATCAATCGTGATACTATACTGACGGTTAATAAATTCCCAAGCATTAGATATTTTAGGGCTTTCCATTTTCTCACACTCTCCTTTTATCAGATATAAATATCATACCTAACAAAGGAACGAAAGTGAACAACTAAAAAAGACAGCACTAGCGAATTCTGAAATGAGGAGTTCCACCTCGATTCAAAAAATTGTGCTGTCTTTCTTATCCGTCAAAGAAGTAAAGCGATGAGGGATTAGCCCCCTTTCGGTATTTGGATTAGTGTGAGTAGTCCAACAACCGGCTCTCCGTTTCTTCTACGCTATTACTATAACCCGTTTAAATCAAGAAATATACACAGGCTTTGAGGTCGCATTTTGTGGCAATGTCAAAACAAGCTCAACTGATCTTGATCCGCTGAATAGTAGTCCATTTCTTCTTGCTTCTTCAAGCGTTCCTCTCGCCGTGCTTCATACTCATCCACGAATGATAATGTCTTGCGAATCTCTGTATGCCGCTTTCTTATATAAGATACGCTGTAACCTGTCTCATCTGCTATATCATAAACATCCATGTCATCAATATATTTTAATTTAACAATTTGATTGTCTGCACCACTGAACGAATCAATCAATTCCATCAGTTCAACTTTTTCTTTTTCAAGCAGCTCTAGTTCATTCTCTATAATTCTGATATTCTCTTCCAACGATGATGATCTTGAATTCTTTTCAAGGCGCACGTTTGCTAAATCACCGTTGACCCATCGATCTAATTCCAACCTACTCTTGTTAAGGTTCCATTTCATGAAGAGTATTTGTTCTTCTAAGTCTTGGTAGTTTTTAAGCCATTGAAATCTCACAAACGCCACCCCTTTATGGTAAAATAGTCTTGTCACAGGTCACTTACCCAAAAGGTAGTGGCTTTTTTTATTTATTAAAATATGAACCATGTTGATGTTCTTCATCAGTGATCAAACTCTTCAAAGTCTTACCAAGGACTTTTTTATTAATGGTTCCGTTCGCCTTGGCTTTTTCTAGTAACTTACGCTTCTTCTTTTTTACTTTCGATTTTTTCTTTGGCAATGGCTTGCTTCTCCTTTTCATCTAATTCTTTACCGAAAATTACACTTGCGAATACTGCTGCAAAAAGTGCCACGGCTACTAACACTGCAAAGTCCATCATTTATCCCCCTGCTTCCATAGCATCTCTCACCAGCGGATCGTTTATAATAATCTTGTACTTCATCTGCTCATGCTGCAGTTGTTCTTGTAACTGTTCAATTTGTTCCTGTTGGTCCACTATTGTATAGGATAGCCAACTTAGGCCAGCGATTGTTAACAGTATTGATACCATCGCTAGCACTGTATAGTGATTAATTTTCATTGACTTGCTCCTGAACTAACACGAGTAATTCATTCTCTACCTCATAAATCTGCTCAAACAAATCAGCTTTAGCATCATTGATAGCTTTCTCCATGATCTTACGAGGAACACCAAAATGCTTCTTGTTTCCTTCAAACGCATCCCAAAAACACAACTCATAACTGCTAGACTTAATCTCGCCACCGTACTCTCTGCGGAGTGCATCGCCAAAATTTTCTCCATGTTCTAACTCACTATCAAGTTTTTGCAACTTATCAGACAGTTCACTTACTTTTTTGCAAAAATCAGGCCAATTCATCGTTTCACCTCCAACAGTTCGGGGTTCTCGTAGATGTTGCCTCTAATGATGATGTATTCAGCATGGATCAGCCATCTAGCTTCATCTGTAGAATAATCAAACGGACTTTTCAAAATAATTCTGTGCGAATTAAATTCTCCAGTTTGTTCGGACCATCCAACATCTGCAATGTCCCCTTCCCATCCTTCTACAATTTTTCCATCTTCTGTTTCACAATTAAGTAATCCAGTGGACTGCATGAGGATTTGATTGTGATCGTAAGAAACAATATTTTTGCTTTCTTCGTAACCAATTAGCCAAAAATCATCTCCATCATCTTTTTCCAAGATTAGATTTTTCCAAGGTCGCATAACTTTACTATCTTTATCCCACGCTCTAAATTTTGGTATCATTTTATCCCTCCTGTTTGCTATCGCTGACGATTGCGGAAATTTACTACTATCTTTTATTATTTACCGTCTTGCAATACTGTAAGGGTTGCTAACTTTCCTTAATGATATAATTTGATTATTAATTAAAAAGGAGTCTTTTTATGGACAAAGTAAAAGAAGTAGTTTCAGTAATACTAATATTTGCTTTGATATATTTTTTGTTGTGTCTCGTCGCATCTCTCATAATCAGTTTTTTTAGATTAGTTTTTAAAAGAGAACCTTTCTTTGTAAACTTTAAAGAATTGTTTCTTAACTTGTTTTTAGAAATTTTGAATCCTTTTAATTATCTGTTCTGATTAAAACATTTCGTCGGATAACTGACTTGGTAAAATATAAAATATGTTACAATACCTAAAAGGAGGTATTGCTTTGGGAACTTTTTTAGCTTTTATTTGGTATATTTTTATAGGATTTATGCTTTATGGAATCATCAGATTGGCAGTTAAACACGGAATTTCCGATTCCAAAAAAAATAATTTATGATTCTGTTGCTACTCTTTTAGAGTAGTTTTTTTATTTCCGCAATTTTTGGTGGATAACTGACTAAACCAGCGATCCGTCAACTGCCAATAATGTCGGTTCATTGTCATTAATACAATCAAAAACTTGCACCTCTGCCTCTTCACTACCGACTGGCTCCCCTGTTTGTTCACTCACTGTATTCGCAACTTTTGTAATGGCAACTGTCGTCTCAAGTTCTTTCATACTAGCTACAAAGTCCTCTTTATCTTCTACGTCACACACTACTTCTTCATAAAATTCCATACATTTTCCCTCATTTCAGCTGCTACAATTGCAAAATATGGCTCATTAATTTCAAAAAATCTCATTTTTCATCTTCCTTTCTAGTTGTGTATTTCTGTCGTTACTAAATTTTCATATCTACAAACATTTATAGCTGTCTCTTATACACATCTCCGAGCCCACGAGACGCGTAGTAATCTCGTATGCCGTCT